ATGTACGCCCTGGTCGATGGCAACAACTTCTACGTCAGCTGCGAACGGGTGTTTCGCCCTTCGCTAAACGGCCGCCCGGTGGTCGTGCTGAGCAACAACGACGGCTGCGCGATTGCCCGAAGCAACGAGGCCAAGGCCCTGGGTATCAAGATGGGCGCTCCGTGGTTTCAGATCCGCCAGATGGAGGAAACCCACGGCCTCGTGGCTCTGAGCGCGAACTTCACGCTGTACGGCGACATGAGCGACCGCATGATGAGCCTGGCTGCGGGCCTGGGGCCAACGCAGGAGGTGTACAGCATCGATGAATCGTTCATCGGCCTGCAGGGCGTGCGCGGCGACCTAACCCGGCGCGGGCACGTCATCCGCGAGCGCATCCACCAATGGGTGGGCATCCCCTGTGGCATTGGGATCGGTCACACGAAGACGCTTGCCAAGCTGGCGAACCACATTGCCAAGACAGCCGAGCGCAAGCCGGGCAGCTATCCGTCCGAGCTGGCCCAGGTGTGCAACTTGACCACCCTGCCGGCCCAGGACTTGGACGATGTGCTGGCCGCCACGCAGGTGGAGGAAGTTTGGGGCGTGGGCCGCCGGATCGCCGCGCAGTTGCATGAAGGTGGCGTCCACACCGTGCTGGACTTGGCACGGCTGGACCCGGCCACAGTGCGGCGACGCTGGAGCGTGGTGCTGGAGCGCACGGTGCGCGAACTGCAGGGTATGCCATGCATTGCGCTGGACGACGCGCCAGCGCCCAAAAAGGAAATCGCCTGCACCCGGGCCTTTGGCACCGCCATCACAGACCTGCCCCCGCTGGTGGAGGCCGTGAGCGAGTTCGCGAGCCGCGCGGCGGAGAAGCTGCGCAAGCAAAACAGCCTGTCCAGCCAACTGCTGGTGTTCTGCCACACCTCGCCTTTTCGCCCAGGTCCGCGCTTCAACAAGTCTGTGGTGGTGCCCCTGCGTCGGCCCACGGCCGACACTGGCAAGTTGGTTTGGGCGGCGGCGGCCGGCATGCGCCGCATGTACGAGCCTGGATACCGCATGGCCAAGGCCGGGGTGATGCTGCTGGACCTGGTGCCAGCCAGCGTGCAGCAAGGCGAGCTGGACTTGGAAGATGAAGACCACCGCGACCGCAGCCGCCTGATGGAAGCCATCGATACGCTCAATACGCGGTATGGCAAAGGAACTGTGCACTCAGCGGCCACGGGGGGCAGCAGCAAGGCCCCCAGGGAATGGGGCATGAAACAGGAGCGCCGAACGCCGTACTACACGACCCGGTGGGAGGATGTGCCAATCGCCAGAGCTTGAACGAATCTGGATGGCCAACAGCGCAATACATGGACCAGAAGTCCACAAAAAAACACCAGCAGCACTTGACATCGCAACCAATTTGGTTTAGAATAGAGGTTATTAGTTTGAAACTCATCCAGGCATGAGGAGGTACACATGGCAATTACAGAGTTCGGAAAGGCGGTTCGCAAGGCGCGAATCGATGCCGACGTAACTCTTGCATCGATGGCAGAAGAACTCGGGACCACACCTAGCTTCTTGAGTGCAATGGAGATGGGTCGGAAAAAAATCCCCGACTCCTGGGTGGCTCTTATTGAGTCCTACTTCGCGCGAAAAGGGACGAGCGTACGTTTGCGGGAACTAGCTGATGTGGCAAACAAATCGGTGAATCTCGAAGGGCTTGACCCTGCCCAGCAAATGCTGGTGGCGGGATTCGCTCGGGTAAATATGTCCGAGACGGAGCTACACCGATTTCAGCAGCTACTTTGCAACCTTAAAAAGAGGGAAATGTAATGGAGATGCCGTTGCATGAGGGGTTCCCCGTCGCACCCAGAAAACGTGCCGACATCCGCGCAATCGCCCAAAATGCCAGGGATGTGCTCCAACTTCCGTCGGGCAAGTTGGATAGCCCGAGGCTGCTGGACGTTCTGTCAGCGGAATTTGGTGTGCACTACGATATTTTTGACAAGCACTCCGCGCCTGTACCAATGGCAGTTGAAGCATGCTATGTACCGGAGGACATGACCATCTACATCCGAGACAGCGTTTACGACCAGATGGCAAAGGGGGGCCAACGTGCAGTTTTCACGATTGGCCATGAACTCGGGCATGCAGTGCTGGCACATCGACGCACTTACAACCGTCAGGTGGGTGAAGTGCCGGTGTATTGCAATAGCGAATGGCAGGCAAATACTTTCGCTGCGGAGTTCACGATGCCCTTGAGGGAAATTCGTGCCCGTGGGCTCCGCACAGCTGAAGCTATAAGCAACTTCTTTGGGGTATCGCCTGCTGCAGCAGCGACTCGCCTGGCCGACTTGAGGAAAAAGGGCGAGATATGAAAAAGCTCCCAAAGTGCTACCAACACTTTGAGAGCCTTTGGTGAAGGTGATCGAGGGACTCCTGACCACCAACGCACGTCTTGGGGAAGACATCGAAGAGTATCACTCCTCGTTGCGTTGGGCAAGCCAAATCCCTTCAACCCGTAAGCCTGAGACAGGCGAACGGACACAACATGGAAGGAATTGCCATGACTCAACGTCACGTAAAAGACGTTCACGTGAGCGCATACACCCGCACCCGCCGTGGGAAGCTGGAATTTGTATGTGCCCACTGGAGGTCATCACCGGGGCAAGGCGAGATGTTCGCCTAAAGCACCGGGGACCATCTGCCTGGGCGCGCCCAGTGCCGGCCAGTAGGGCCGGAGGAGAAAGAGTCCTGGGCCGTTGGCCCAGGCCTACTGATACTTTGGAGATAGCTTATGACTAAGTCGCATCATGTAGTGCCATCAAAAAATGGTGGCTGGGACGTTAAGGTGAGCGGAGGTGAGCGTGCGATCAAACACACCGAAACCAAACGAGAGGCGGTCGACGTAGCTCGTGAAATCAGCCGCAATCAGAAATCCGAGCTTGTAATCCACAAGAAGGATGGGCAGATTGGGCAAAAAGATAGCCACGGCAATGACCCCCGGTCAAGTCGCGGGTGAATCTCGACAGGGAGCAAAACCGCAGTCCAAAAGGGCTGCGGTTTTTTTTCGCCTGGATGCTCCGAATGACTGCACCGCAGATGCTTGGCCAGGGAAAACCCGTCGAATCACGTCATGTGGAACTACGCCGAAACCGGGCCCGAGCCCGCACCGGGCCTTGCGCTGACCGAGGTCGGCAGGGTCGGCAAAAATGGTCACTCAAGATAGTAGGCGCGGCGGGGTCTCGACTGCGCGCCGAGATGGTTTTGGGTCCTGGACTGTGGCACCGGGGCCTGCCGATTGCCTCTGCAACGGCTGATTGGGGAGACAGAGACCACAGAGGCCACACAGGCCACAGAGGCCACAGAGGCCACAGAGGCCACAGAGGCCACACAGGCCACACAGGCCACACAGGCAGGCTCAGGGGTTTGGGTAGGTGCGCCGTTGGCAAGCACGACACGAGCACAAAAAAGGCCACCGCATGAGTGGCCTTGATTGCCCGCAACGTATTGCGGTGAGAGCGCTAGATGCTATCTATTTCGTAGCATTCTCCGCCCCATCCCCGACCGTGTAGGGAACGAAGCGCACAACTTCATCGCCCATCCACGCATTCAGCTCACTGAACCGTGCCTGCAAGGGCGTGATTTCGTTGCGCGCGAAGACTTCGGCGGCGGGCCTCACGGCACCGAAGCCGCCGGTATTGCTGGGCACCACGCCCATGAGCTGGGGCGGGATGCGATGGGCCGCCAGCAGATCGTCGCGGCTCACGTTCTTGATGTTGAAGAACTCATCCTTCGCTGCGACCTCGGACAAGGGGATAACTTGAATCCCGTCCTTCTTACCGTTGGGCGCGTGCATGAACAGGTTCTTGAAATTGCCCGGCCCCTTGCTTTTCCTCAAAGCCTCGCGCAGCGCGTCCACGTCGCCTTGCTGCTGGGCGGCGTCCGACAGGTACAGGATGAAGCCCGCATGCGAACCATTGTTGTAATACTTGCGCCGAAACAGGGTGGCGCTTTCGTTGAGCCATGCCGACTGCAGCGCCGCCAGGTACTCGGGTAGGCCGTACACCTCTTGGTTCACATCGGGCTCCATCAGATGGAACACCGACCCAGCCCTGAATTCGTGCTCGGTCCTGGCGCCGTGCACGAAGTAATACCGGTCCAGCTTCGCGCCACGCCGCATGTACTTGGCTAAACTGTGCCGCAGCGGCAGCGAGCCTCCCAAGCGGTTGCGCGGCCCCTCAAGGTAGGCATTACCGAACGTGAGGAAGTCCAGCGCGAACTTGCTGAACGTCGCGCGGTCCAGCAGCCTGTGGGGGATGAAGGTGCTGGCCAGAACGTTGCGCTTCACGTAGAGCGCGCTCGCGTGATGCGGGCTGGCGCGAAACGACTTGGCCAGGCCATCCCAGCTCAGCGGCGGCTCGTACCATTCACCATTGATCCAGCTTTCCACGTAGTCCAGCAGCTCGCCATTCATCACCGGCAAGGGCTCGCCAAAGGTAAAGGCCTCGATGCGCGAGGACGCATTCGCGCCCGCGTCGGCGGCCAGGCTGTCGCCAGGTGTCATCCGAAGATCTCCATGCTTGATTGGTTTGCGCCGGAACTACCTTCCAACGGCTCGTTATCGAGGGCATGCATGCAGGCCCACGCCAGGTCCGCGTGCCCTGTTTGTTCGGTGCGCCCGGCGGTGTAGGTGGCTTGGCTACCGCTGGCGGTCAGGGTGCGTTTGATCGACATGAACGCCTGCGCCAGATCAATGCCCGTGGCGCCGTTGTCGAACTCCAATCGTCCCTTGCTGATGATGCTTTTCGCTTTCAGCACCAGCATGGTTTTCACCTCGACCGAGTAATTGATCGCCTTGGCCGCGGGGTAGAACTTGCTCACCAGCTCATACACCCCCCGGCCCATGCCCGTGGTGTCGATGCCGATGTGCGCCACGTTGTAGCGCTCCGTGATCTTCTTGATCGCATCGGCCTGGGCCTCGTAGTCAAGGCCCCGAAACTGCTGCGTTTCCAGCACGCGAAACTTGCCCCCGGGTTTCGAAGGTGGCGCCAGCACCACCAGCCCGGCCGAGTCGCCCGACCGCGACGGGTCATACCCAACCCACACCGGCCGATAGCCAAACGGCCGGGCCGTGAGCTGGTGCACATCGCTCCACTCCACCCAGCTGTCCACCATGCAGGCCTGCAACTCCGACAGCGGAAAAATGCTGAAGGTGTCGTCCATGAACCCGCACATCAGCAGGTTGGCGAATTCCTCGGGGCTGTACTCGTGGCGCAGCTCCTCGATGTCGAACAGATTGCACCCGCCATGCATCGCGTCCAAGATCGTGACGATCTGGCGCCAAATCTTGTCCTCGCCCGTGAAGCCGCCCGCCAGATGAGAGTGCGACAGATCCAGATTGATGCGGTCGGCCTTCGCGCGCTTGCGGTTGTAGCGGTCCCCACTCCACAGCGCATAGGCCGGGTGCTGGATGCTGCTGGGCGTGGAGAAATAGGTCTTGCGCCAGTGCTTGTGCATGGCCATGCCCGACGCAACCTTGTTCAGCTCGTCGAATTTGCGTGTCCAGAAGCACTCGTCGAAGTAGAAATTCCCGTGGTAGCCCTGCGCCGTCAGCGCATTGGTCCCCAGGAAGTAAAGCGTCGCGCCATTGCTCAGGACAATGGGATCGCCCGACAGCTCCACCCCGCAGGCCTCCTTGGCGAACGCGATGATGTACTGCTTGAAGATGTGCGCCTGGGCTTTCGAAGCCGACAGGAAAATCTGATTGCGGCCAGTCTCCAGCGCGTCGGCCAGCGCTTCGCGGGCAAAGTACCAGGTTGCGCCAATCTGGCGCGATTTCAGGATGAAGCGAGTGCGCTGATCCAGCGCTGCGCGCCAGGTCTTCTGATACCCGAACAGCGAACCAGCAAAACAGTCCAGCAGTTGCTGGTGCTCGTTCTCATCGAAGTGGTTGCGCTCCGGCTGCTTCTTGGGCTTGTCGTTGCGGCGATTGATCGCGGGGTTCAGGTCCGCTTCCTTGCCCGTCTTTTCGTACTTGTGCACGCGGGCCAGGCGCTCCATCTGGCGGCCCAGCAGGTCGATCTCCTTGTAGTCGCCGCCAGTCTTGTGGTCCTTCATCACCAGCTGCGCCATGCGGGTTTCAATCACCGCCTCCACCCGGTCCACGGGTTGCGCCTTGTCCCAACCTTCGGCATCCTTCCACCCCTGCACCGTGGAGCGCGGTTCCTCGATATAGGCCGCGATGTTGGTGACCTTCCACCCCTGCCAATAGAGGTGCCGCGCCGCGCGGCGCTTGTCGGCCGCCAGGCCGTCAGCGGGCAGGATTGAAAAGGGCAAGGACTTGGCGATTGCGTCTGCGGGCATGGAGCCAAGTTTGGGCCGCCCACTCGTGAAAAAGCACACGCTCCCCTGCCCTACCGCATGTGCCCGACGCACACACATGCGGCATTCATTGATGGGTTCGCGCGACGGCGAGACGATGGCGACTACCGCAAACCATCGCACTCAACGCAATCGAGGAACCCCATCACCATGGCTCAAAAATCCAATGACAAGCCGGCGGAAAAGCCCTTGAAGTCGCGCTTCTTCCGCGTGGCCACCGAAGGCGCCACCACGGACGGCCGCGCCATCACCCGCGAGCAAATCGACCAGATGGCGAAGAACTTCGACCCAGGCAAATACGGCGCCCGCGTGTGGGTGGAACACATTCGCGGCCTGTACTCCGACAGTCCGTTCCGCGCTCACGGCGATGTGACGGCCGTCGAAGCGCGCGACGTTGAAGACGGCAAGCGCGCTCTATTCGCGCAGATCAAGCCACTGCCCGAGCTGGTGGCCATGAACAAGGCCGGCCAGAAGATCTACACCAGCATCGAGATGCACCCCAAGTTCGCGGACACGGGCGAGGCATACATGACGGGCCTTGGTGTCACCGACAGCCCGGCCAGCCTGGGCACCGAGGTGCTGACCTTCGCCGCGCAGAAGCCGGAAACCAGCCCCTTTACCAAGCGCAAGAGTCACGCCGACGCGCTGTTCAGTGAAGCTGTGCACGCGGAACTGATCTTTGAAGAAGACGACACGACCGAGCCCGAGGCCAAAGGCTCCAAGTTCGGCGCGGTGCTCGACGGCTTGGTGAAGCGCTTCACCGGCAAGACCAAGGACGACGACGCTCGCTTCTCCGAGGTGCTCAAGGGCTTCGAAGCCTTCGGCGCATATGCCGAGGCCCAGGAAGAAGCGCACGACTCCTTGAAGACCGAGCACGACGCCCTGGCCAAGCAGTTCGCCGAGCTGTCCGGCAAACACGAAGCCCTGCTCAAGCGCCTGGAAGAAACGCCCGAGTCCGGCTTCACCGCACGCCCCCCCGCTAGCGGCGGCGATGGCGGCGTGAAAACGGACTGCTGAGCCCACGCCCAAGCGAAACCGCCCCCTACGGCCTCACCCCCATCACCCAACAGGAAAGCCAAATGCACATCGCAACCCGTCGCGCCGTACAGGCCTATTGCGCCCAGATCGCCACCCTCAACGGCGTGGACCGCGTGGACGAAAAGTTCACTGTGGCGCCATCCATCGCGCAGACCCTGGAAAGCAAGATCCAAGAATCCTCGGACGTTCTCAAGCGCATCAACATCGTGCCCGTGCGCGAGCAGCAGGGGCAAAAGCTGGGCCTGGGCGTCGGCGGCCCCGCGGCCAGCCGCACGAACACCAAGCTGAAGGACCGCGCCACCCGCGACCTGTCCTCGCTCGACTCCACGCAGTACCACTGCTTCCAGACCAACTTCGACACCCATCTGGAGTATTCCAAGATCGACATGTGGGCGAAGTTCAAGGACTTCCAAACCCGCCTGCGTAATGCGCTGATCCAGCGCCAGGCTCTCGACCGCATCATGGTCGGCTTCAATGGCACTTCTGCCGCAGTGGAGACCGACCTGGCGGCCAACCCCATGCTGCAGGACGTCAACAAGGGCTGGCTGCAGCAGCTGCGCGAGACCGCCCCCGAGCGAGTGATGGCCGAAGGCGTGGCGGCATCGGGTGTCATCAAGGTTGGCGACGCCGTTGGCGCCGACTACAAGAACCTTGACGCGTTGGTGATGGACGCGCTCACGCTGCTGGATCCTTGGTTCCACAACGACACCAGCCTGGTTGCCATGGTCGGCCGTGACCTTCTGCACGACAAGTATTTCCCCATGGTCAACGTCACGCAGGCACCCACCGAGCAGTTGGCCGCCCAGGTCATCATGAGCCAGAAGGCCATCGGCAACGTGGCGGCGGCGGCTGTGCCGTTCTTTCCAGGCGCATCCATCCTCATCACCAGCTGGGACAACCTTTCCATCTACTGGCAAGAAGAAACCCGGCGCCGCCTGTTCACGGACAACGCCAAGCGCGACCGCTACGAAAACTACGAAAGCGTCAACGAAGCCTACGTGGTGGAGAACGTGGGCAAGGCGGTGCTGCTGGAAAACATCGAGCTGGTTTGAGCAGGTGCGGCATGACATCCCCCGCCCGAGCCCACAAGATGCGCGTGCTGGCCGAACTGGCGGCCAGGGCCGCGCCGCATGGCCAAGAGGTACGCGGCAGCGCCTACGAGCTGATGCTGCGTCAGCTTGCCGAGCACAAGCGCCTGCTGCGCGGCATCCAGTCGGTTGAACGAAAGATCGAGGCAAAACGCGAGCTGCTGCACGTGTACGACGAATACCTGTCTGGCGCCTTGGCGGGCGGCCAGGGCGGGCACGACATGGTGCTGGTCACGCTCATGGTTTGGCACATGGACACGGGCTCGTGGATGCGCGCGCTGGAACTGGCCAGCTACGTCATCGCCAATGGCCTGGCCATGCCGGCTGACTACTCCCGCACGCCGGCCGTGATCTTGATCGACACGGCCGCGACCGCCGCGCTGGAGGGCAAGCTGTTTGGCGACGAAGCTGTGCGCGTGCTCGCCGAAGTGGCGCAGCTCACCGAGGGACACGACGCCCCCGACCAAGCCCGCGCCAAGCTGTTCAAAGCCATTGGGTATGCCCTCATCGGCCGCACCCCATCCCACACGCCGGACTACACACAAGTGGATGAAACCAAGGCCCGCGCGGCCATGGCGCAGTTCACCCGCGCGAACGAACTGTTCGCGCAAGTCGGCGTAAAAAAAGACATGGAGAAGCTGGAGCGACGCTTGAAGAACGCCGCCCCGCCCTCCTGACCGAGCGTACCCCGCACCCCGGCGGCTCCGGGTGCCGCGACCAAGGGCGCAAGCCCATCGGCCAACGCACCCGGACCACCGCCGACCTACTCCCCACCGCCCCGAGGCCCGCCCGTGAGTTTTGTCGCCACCGCCAATCCGCCCATCGAAGCCGAAGACGCCCAGGTCGAAAACGACCCGTGGTTTCCAGCTATCGACGCACCCAAGGTCCGCGAGGCCTGCCTGCTGGACGGAACCGTGACGGCCGCACGCTTGGCTGAAGCCATCGCGGGCGCCATCGACGCGGTGAATGCAGAGCTGCGCAGCTACAAGGCGGACCAGCTCGCACAGGGCGTGGAATCGCTGGCGGAAGCCGGCGACGGCCGCCAGGCCGGCCGCTACCTGCGCGCTATCCACGCCCATGTGCAGGCCGATCTGGCCGAGGCGTACAGAGAAATCGACACCACCCCGCACAACGACAGCAAAACCGAGCGCATCCGCGAGCGCATCGAAGCCAAGGTGGACGAACACCGCCGCAAGCTCCGGTGGGCTATCTCCGACCTGCTGGGCCGCCCGCGCAGCACTGTGGAGCTGATCTGATGCGCGCCATCGCAGAGCAGCACGAAATGCTGGACGAACTTTGCCGCCGCACCACGGGCGCCACGGCCGAAGTGGTGGAGGCCACGCTGGCCGCAAACCCCGGCCTTGCCAAGCTGGGGCCGCGCCTACCCGCAGGCACGGTGGTGCAAATCGTTGTCCCGCCGAAGCAAGCCAAAACCAAAACCATCAACCTGTGGGACTGATCCACCATGAGCGAAAGCGCACACCACATCGCAAAGGCCGCAGGCGTAGAGGCCGTGAAAGCCTCACCAGCCGTTGCCGCAGCGGCCAAGCAAGAAGGCGGCTTTTTTACCCTGAGCCCTATCACGACCCTGACCTGCATTTATCTGGTGCTTCAAATCGCGTACCTGGCATGGAAGTGGCACAACGAACGCCAAGACCGGAACGCCAAGCGCGACGCCTGCGAGGTGCCGGAATGACCACCAGCACCCGCCAGCGCATCGCAGTGGCGCTGCTGTCGCTGTCGGCCGCCGGCTTTGCCACATGGAAGGCCAGCGAAGGCGACGGCCCCACTAGCGTGCGGGCCGATGGTGCCGTGGTGCACCACCCCTACGTGCCAACGGCGGGCGACGTGCCCACCATCGGCCACGGGTCCACCCGGTACGAGGACGGCACGGCCGTGCGCCTGACCGATCCGCCCATCACCCGCCAGCGGGCCGAGCAGCTGGCGCGCAACCTGCACGGCGAGGAAGAAGCCCGGTTCAAGGCCAGCTTGCCCGGTGTGCTGCTTTATCCCGGTGAATACGACTTCTATCTGGACTTCGTCGGCCAGTTCGGAAGCGGCAACTGGCGTAAACCCAATTCCCCGCGCACCTGGCTGCTGCGCGGCGACTACGTGGGCGCGTGCCAGGCGCTGCTGCTGTGGCGCTTTCAGGCCGGCCGGGATTGCCGCCTGCCGCAGAACTGGGGGCCGAAGGGCTGCAAGGGCGTGTGGACCCGGCAACAAAAGAGGCATGCGGACTGCATGGCGATGCAATGAGCCAGGCCCCACACATCGAGCCGCTGGCCGCCCACCACCGCGAGGTGTTTGTGACCAGCTCGCGGGCGAGAAACAAAGCCAAGCCCGCGCGGCCGGCGCTGGTGGAACTCTGCTATCAGGGCAAGGGTGCAAACCTCGTCATTGCCATGGGGGCGGCCGATGCTGAGGCCGTGGCCGAAGAACTGGTGCACGCCGCAGCCCGCGTGCGCGAAATCAACCGTTCCAGCGCGGCTGCAAAGGAGCGCACATGCTGACAACCTTGCGCGCCAACGCCTGGAAATACACCGCCATCGCCCTGGGGCTGGGCCTGGGCTTCGCCCTGGTGATGCAGACCCTGCGCCTGGCAGAAGCCCAGCTCGAAACCGCCAACGCCGAAACCACCCTGCAGACCGAGCGCACCACGGCCGCGCGGGCTGCGCTCAAAGCCTCTGAACGCTATCGCAAACTGGAAGGGAACCACCGTGACGAACTCGCCCAAATCGACGCCGATGCACAGGCCGCCGTTGCTGCTGCTGACACTGGCCGCGCTCGCGCTGTTGATGCTCGCAACCGGCTGCAGCGCGACATTGCCGACTACCTCACCCAGCACCGTGCCGCCGCCCAGGCTCGCGCCGCTGCCGGCCAGTGCGCGCCAGACACCGCCCCCGCCGATCTGCTTGCCGACATGCTCCGACGCGCAGACGACAGAGCGGGAGAACTCGCGCACGTTGCTGACACCGCCCGCGCCCGTGGGCTCGCCTGCGAGCGCGCCTACGACAGCGCCCGCACCATGATCGAGGCCGCCCAAAATGGAAAAGCCGAGTAGCCTGCGCGATACGCTGACCAAGGCCCTTCCGGCCGTCCAGAAAGACCCGCAGAAGCTGGCCATCTTCATCACCGGTGGCCGAATCATCCACACCGGCACCGATTCACTGTCGTTTGAGTACGCCTACACCCTGCGCGCACTGCTGCTGGACTATGCGGGCCATGCCGACGCGGTGATGGCTCCCCTGGTGGAGTGGATGAAGCGAAACCAGCCGGAGGTCTTCGACGATCCAGCAAAGCGCGCTCGCGCAATCCGCTTCGAGGCTGAGTATCTGAACGCCAAGGCCATCGACCTGCAGATTGATCTGGAACTGACCGAGCGTGTGATCGCGCGCCCACGTGCAAACGGCCCTGCGGGGGCTCTGGACCTGATCCACCCCAAAGAACCACCGCCACCGCTGGCGATCCTGCAGGCCGAGCACTGGGAGGTGTACCTGCGCGACGAACTGCTGGCCGAGTGGGAATACGCCCCACGATGAAATACCTGTTCACCGCCTGCTTTCTGCTGTGGGAGGGCTACCAGCGCGTGCGGGGCCGCTGGCGCCGCTGGGTGCGATCCCGCCAGCGTGGGGAAGATTGACCGATGGCCGACGACTTCATGCAGCTCGAAGGCTGGCTGCAACCCCTGCTGGATCGCCTGACCGATGCCGAGCGCCGCAAACTGGCCCTCGACATTGCGCGCGAGCTGCGCCGCGAGAGCGCCGCCACCATCCGCGCACAGCACGGGCCAGACGGCGAAGCCTGGACACCCCGCAAAAACCCGATGCGCGACCAGCGCGGCCAGCTGCGCAAGCGCAAGGCGCAGGACATGTTCACCAAGCTGGCGGGCGCCAAGCACCTGCGCGCCCAGGTCGATAGCGGCGACGCGGTGGTGGGCTTCGCGGGCCGAACCGAGCGCATCGCCCGTGTGCACCACTTCGGCCTGCGCGACAGCGTGAAGCCTGGCGGCCCGGAATACGACTACCCGGCGCGTCCTCTGCTGGGCATTTCCGAGGACTTCACCAAGCGGCTGCAGGACCGCCTGCTTTCACACCTGGCCGGCGGTTGATCTGCTGAATGTGTGCATCGCGCACACAGGGCAAACCGCGTGCTTTCTCGCGCACGCGCGGGCACCATCAATCGCATGGATCGCCCCGTAGATCAACCCGAATCCCCCTTTGAAATCCTGCGCCGTCTGGAGAACGTGGCGCGTGTGGGCACCATCGAGGAAGTGCGCACCGCCAAGCCTGCGCGGTGCCGCGTTCGCTGCGGCGACATCCTTACCGGATGGCTACCTTGGGTAGCTGGCCGCGCGGGGGGTGCCGCCGGTTCGGTGTGGTGGCCGCCGGTCAAAGGTGAGCAGGTGCTGATGCTCGCGCCAGGCGGCGACCTCAACAACGCCATGGTGATGCCCGGCGCTTTCAGCGACAAGATGCCCCAGAACGGCGACAACCCCGCCTTCTTCCGAATGGACCTCGGGGGCGGCGCGTACATGGAGCACGACGCCATCAACGGCAACTTCCGCCTGGAAGCCATGGCGTCCATCCATATCGAGTGCATGGGTTCGTCCATCACCATCACCGAGCACGAAATCAGTATGAAGGCCGGGGGCGCGACCGCGACCCTGAACGGCGAAGGGCTCCGGGTCACGCCGGACGTGCTGGCCCAGGGCATCAGCCTGGTGAACCATGTGCACCCCGGCGTCGAGCAGGGCTCCGACCGCACGGAGAAGCCGGAATGAACCGCACCACCGGCAAAGCCATCACCGGCCTGGACCACCTGCGCCAGTCCCTGGGCGACATTCTGACGACGCCCATTGGCTCGCGCGTTATGCGCCGCGAATACGGCTCGCTGGTGCCCGAGCTGATCGACCACCCCGACAACTTGGCCACCCAGGTGCGCGTCTATGCCGCCGTGGCCAGCGCCCTGATGCGCTGGGAACCACGCTTTCGCCTGTCGCGCATCGAATCCTTGCGCGAGGCCGACCGCCCGGGTGCCGTGCTGTTTCGCCTGCACGGCACCTACGACCAG